AGTACTGTGATCGGCGCAAGACCTGTGATCTTTACGTCAGCCACGAATCAGATCCTTACGAGTTGATGATGCCGTTGTAGGCAATCACCGCACCAGACGCGAGCTGGAAGCTGGTGATGGGTCCGACGATCTCAGTACCAAACGGAATCGTCGTCTCTGACCAGGTTCCACCAATCCCGTTTCCGGAGATGGAAGTGAAGACAGCGTTGGTGACGACCTGCAATTTGCAGAACGGACCAGTCTGAAGCGTGGTTGCCGTGACAAGCGAGAAGCCTGCGCTTCCCATGCTCAACTCGACGGCCAGATCGGCATTGATTGAACTCATATTTCCCAGATCTTTCTTATTTGGTTCTTCGTGAAGGTGCTCTCGAAACGACTGCCTTGGCGCTGCTCCATGTTGTAGAAGCCGCGTTTGACTTCGTCCTTAAGCTCCGACTGCTTTGCGAATCCGACTGGGGAGATCCTGTTGATACAGGACCTCCGCCAAGTCTTGCCTTCCAAAGTGATGGAATCGGTTCCCATCGGAACGATCTGTTCGACGGTCCTTCCATTGTTCTCGAAGGAGTAGATGGGCATTACTCGTTCTCCGAATCGTAGTCCTCGACCATCTTTCGCATGCTCTTCTCGTCCATGGACTGGCCTTCCTCCATGTCGTACTTCTCGCCTTTCTCCTCATACTCGGCGGGCATGCCATTGACGCTCTTGATCTCGACGTAGGCTTCGCCGTTATCGAGTTTCTTGAGGACGCCTTTGACCTCGTTCAGGGTGACTTCATCACCGACTTCAGGGGTCACATTTTCGCCATTCTCGGAATCAGTGGCGAGCGCCTCAACAGGAATAGAAATCATGGGCGGATTCTCATCGGCCATATCATGTCCGCAAGCGGAATGAGAAAGGGGGGCACCACCTTGTCGGCGATGCCCCCCAGGGCCGACAGCGATCACCATGATGGTGGCTGTCTTCTTCATGTGATTACAGGGTGGTCGAGGTCTTCGTGCGGTGAACGAGGTACCAGACGGGGTTACCGGTCGAACCAGTGTTACCGGCGGCCAGACGCAGCGTGGCGAAGTAGATCTTCACGCCGACGGTGACGAGCTGGTTCAACGGGTCGGACTTGTCCGGGGTGTCGGTGATCACGATCTTCGGGGAGAGCGGATCATCACCGGTGAGGTGAGGAATACCGAACGCCTCGTTGCCGAAGAAGAACGACGCGATGATGTCCTTGCTGACGGCAAGACCACCACCAGCGGCGCTAGCCTGGTAGACAAACTCATCGGCGGCGGTGGCAGAGCCGGTGCTGACGAACGAGTTGGTCTGGGTGACGACGCGGCAGCCGTAGATGGAACCAACCTCGCCCTTGTAGAAGGGTTGACCCTTGTTGCCGTAGTTCGAGGCATTGAGCCAGTCGCTGTCGCGCATCAGGTCGCGGGCCACACGAGGATCGGTGGCGAGGACGTAGCCACCATTGATCAGCGGAGCGCGGTTGCGCTTCAGCCGGGTCATGGAGTCGAGGACAGCCGAAGCGGTCATCGTGGCGTCAGCAGCGGCCGTCGCGCTGTTCAACGCAGAGAAGGTCTGCGTGGTGAGCGTGGCAGGGTTGCCGTACACCTTGATACCACCGGAACCAGCGGCCGTGTTACAGGCGTCGCTGTTGTCGAAGGTGCCAGCACCCTCGGCAGCGGAACCGATGGAGGAGCCGCTGGCGGTGAGGTTGGAGCCGATCAGGGTGTTACGGATGACCGAGTCAACCCACAGAGCCATGTCCAGACCGGAGGTCTTGGTGGCCTGCTGGAGGGAGTTGAACAGGTCCGTAGCACGGAGGATGTCGGTGAGCCCGATGACCTGGCCGTACTGGGCGAGGGACTTGTCGAGCTTGTTGAGCGCCAGCGCGCGGTAGTTCGCAGAGCTGATCGCGGTACCCTCAGACGAGATCGTCTGGACGCCCGAGATGCTAGGCGACCCGAAACGGAACATGGAGATGGCCTTGTTGCCGTTGTTCTTGGGGATCGGCGCCTTCATCGCGAACTGATCGAGGATCGTCTCCTGCTGGACGATCGAGAGCAGCTCTTTGCTGAAGTAGTTCTGGAACTGGTTGGTGAGCGTGGTTGAAGTAGTTACTGGCATAACAAGTTACGGTATGGTGCCTCAGTCTAGTGAGCGGTCGAATTCCCGCGACGCCTTCATCAGACGTTCCCGCTGCTCCTTGAGCGAGAGTTTGGCAAAGTCACTTTCCTCTGCCTTGAGCGGTCCGGCCGGCACACTCTTACCTATGGCTGTTTTCTTCTGGAGCTTGTCTAGCTGCTCCTTGAGAGCCTTGTTCTCCGATTCAATGGCCTGAGCCCGAGTCGCAGTGTCATGCAGCTTCACAAGCTCCACGGCGTGAGTCAGCCCGTCAGGGATGGTGGTCAGCACCTTGTAGTTGTTCAGAAGGCCAACGACCTTCTTGTACTGCTCGGAGTTCTGATCCTTCAGCCACGGCTCCTTCTCGCTCAGGCGGGCATATGAATCCTCCCAAGACTTTTGGAACTGTTGCTGCTGGAGTTTGACTTGGTGTTCACCGGCTGCCTTGCGAGCAGCGTCTGCCTTGGCTCTGGCGGCCTGGGCGAGTTCGCGATCCCCATCTGCATCGAACTCCTTTGCGGCCTGCTCATAGTCCTCGGCTGTGAACCCCTTATCGTCCCGGAACTGGTTGGTCTGGCTGGTCTCGGCGGTCTGCCGGGACTTCTGCCATTCCTCACGTTCGCGGGCCAACGCCTCCTTCTGGGCCTTGATAGCCTCCTTCTCGGCGTTGATTTCCGACCAGGTCTTGGCCTTGCGAGCCTCCTCCTTGGCGAACTTGGACTCCTTCTTCTGCGGTTCGGACTTGGGCTCCTGTTTCGGAGCTTCGGTCTCTTTCAAGGAACTTGCCTCTGGGGTTTCCTCGGTATTGCTGGACTCGGTGCTGGCGGAATCCTCCACAGGAGAACTCGCATCGGGGCTCTGCGCCTCGGGTTGAGGCTCAGGGGTTTCCCGATTGTCAATATCGACACCGGCATCGAAGTCCCTCGCCATCGAGAGCACTCCATCAGCGGTTAATGCTTCACTCATGTGCTATGTAACTCGTTAGCCAGACTGCACGCTCTGGCTACCGTATTTGTGATACCCTAAGTGATCGTATCCTGACCGGTATCATTGTCAGAATCCGAGATAGCTGATTCATCGGCCATCATCTCGATGACCTTGACCAAGCTGGCCTGACCCATGGCAAAGCCTGCTGAGTATTGCAAATGGTTTTTGTCGACCAGCGCCGACGCATTCTGCATGAGTACGGTATTGAGCAATGCGTCCCTGAACTTCTTGCCGGTCTCCGATTTGAAGAAGGCGGCCAGTGCGACGGCGTCTGTCTTTTCCCATGGAAGCGGATTCACCCAGCATTGATGCCGGCTGAATGTCCATGCTGCCTTGAGCTTTGAGATGAAACGGATCATGCAGACGTTATGATGTTCACGTCGTTTCCTGCCTTCTGATTCTTGGCGTCATGCCAGTCGTTAGCCACTGATGACGGCTGCACGTTGTTGAGCCATTTCTGGATGGACAAGAATGTGGCTCCGAGTTTTCCGGTTTTACCACCATGCCAATAGTTTGTCCTTACCCGGATGGATTCACCGATCTTGGGTGAATCGAACACATATCCGTTGCAGGTGAATACGATGTCCCCGCTTAGGTATACCTCAAAGCTGTCCACGTTGGGATGGATATGCTCGTCGATGACTGTGTTTGGAGGGGTTATGAACAACTGCACCTGGTATGGGTACTGCCGATACAGGACTGTTCCAGCTATGCTGGCGTGATAGCATGGCTTTGCGCCGTCAAACGTGTTGATCGGCCTGTTGTCCAACCACCAGTTCTTGAATGATTCCAGATCGTCGAAGTGCATAGGGTTCAGTCTTTCAATTGGCTTTCCTGCGTCCAGCGGCTGCACGGCGCATGAATTCAGCGGCACCGAGCTTCTTGCGTCCGATCCATGCGGCCAATGCCTTCGGATCGTCGGCACCCTCTTTCTTGAGGGTTTTGGCGAGTTTACTCAACTTGCTTTGCTTCTTTTTCATGTGGTTTACCAGGCTTTGCAACTCCAGTGCCTAGGCGTTGTCTTGTCTGTTGCGTTATCGCAATTGTGCCTGGCTCTGAAGTTCTTACGACGTTCCGGATTGTCGCGCTTGATCTCCATGTTTGGATCACCAAACCGCACCTTGATCACGGTGCCTTTGGGGCTGCGGACATAGACAGCACTCTTCTTCTTCTCGCCGGGCGTGTAGAACGGCTTGTTGAGAGTGACCTTCTTTCCTTGGTATTCGGCCATATTAAAGAATGGATGCCTTTTCTTTCCTAAGCCTATTGAGCTTCTCCTGCACACTCTTGGCAGTATCTGAAGCCGGCTCGATCGAAACGGAGACTGGAGATTTCGTATTCGTCTCCGCAGTACTCGCATTCACCGAGAGTATCGCGGTGTACTCGCCGCACCAATCTTCCGGAAGGACGGTAGGCCATGCGCTCGGCCTCCCGCTCGGAGGATACCTTCTGCATGTGTTTTGGACGAAATACCGGCATTTTGAGCACATCATACGGGTAAAGCAGGCTGCTCAACGACGGGTTGGGCCGTAGGCGGTGCGGGCTGAGGCGCCTGAATCTGCTGGGCCTGCTTCTGGTTTGGAAGCATGCCGGTCGATTCAAAGTACGTCTGGATGTCCTTGCGGAGCTTGCGAGCCTCGTTGGTGGCCACCTGTTCGTAGCCCTGCAGCAGCGAATCCAGCCGCTGCATGATGGCGTTCATCGCCGGCGGCGGGAACTGCTGACCCTGCTGCTGGGCACCCTGCAGGTACTGCATGATGACGCCAATGCGGCCTGCGAAGTTCTGGCCGGGCTTCGCCGGCACAGGAATGCCAACGAGCAGCGTGGGAATGAGTTTGGCCTCGTCCTCGAGTTCGTCCTGAGCCTTCTGTCCGGGGTCCCGCAGGAGCCGCTTCACCAGAGTCGGGTCATCCAGCTCCATGATGGACTTGTCGAGTTCGACCTGATCCACCCACGGGCTCTGCGCGAAGAGCTGCTTGCGTGCGATCGCCTGATTGACCATGGCCTGACGACTGACCATGTCCATGCCTCCCTTGGGCTCGAGTTCATACTGATCATGGAGGGCCACAGGATCGGCTGAGAGCGAATCTTCTGCGAACCGATACTGCAGGCTCTGCTTGTCGTATTGGATGTAGAGGCTCCAAGCCTGGCGATAGAGCTTGCCAAGCGACATACGGAAAAGCCGGGCACGCAGATCGCCAGACTGCATGGCCTGGGCATTGATCGACTTGATCTCGGTGGCAGTGCGACGATTGCTCTGGCCTTCGATCATCGAGTTGATGCCGTAGTCCGGCGTGCCGATGCGTTGCTCGGCGATGGCCCGCGTGTTGTTCATCTCGACGTCGAACGAGATGGGCGGCTGCGGCATAGTGACCGGCGCTACACCGTAGGGTAGGATCTGGCCGGGCTGAAAACGCAGGTTGATGCTGTTTGGCAGCTCACGCTCGGCGCGGAACAGAGGCCGGTTGTAGAGCGTCATGGCATCATGCTTGTGATTCCACATCGATGTCATCGAAAGCTCGAACGGAGCGAGGATCTCGCAGATGCCGCGAGGCGAGAACCAACCCTTGTCCTTGATCTCGTAGGGGAAGTCGATGAAGGGAAGCTGCCCATGGTCATAGGGAAGTTCCATAGGCTCACGCAGGTCGATTGACTTATCTGCGGGCGAATAGGTGTAGATTTCCCACTTCCCGGCCTCGGTTTTCCGGTACACTTCCCAGACGATGATCATGTCCGGGTTGTTGGTGTAGGTGATGCCTTCCCGGAGGTTCTTGACGTCGGACTCGACGTTGGTGCCGGGGATGTTGTCCTCCTGCGGGTTGCCGCGGATCTTGTCGATGGTGGCCTTGTCGGATTTCCAGCCCATCTGACGCGCCATGCGTTTGTAGGCGGCCACGCTCATGGGCATGACCTGCACAGCCCAGTCCGCATCCTGCAGATCTACGGTGTACGCGGGGACGAGGAAGTAGAGAGGGTCGATGGCGTCGAATCCGACCTTCTTGTCGCCCGGGTTCCAGAAGCACTTGATGACCGCCCGACCCGACATGAGGGTGTAGTCGACCCAGGACAGGATCTCCTCCTGGAAGTTGGTCTTCTCGCGGATCTTATAGTTGAACCAGTCCTCGT